TTACAATTTTAGAGAAAGATATCGAAAATCTGAACGAATTCAAGACATCAGCCAACAAACGGCTCGATAACCATGATGAACAGAATAAGGCTATCTTAGTACTAGCTGAGCAAGTGAAATCACTTGGTGAAGACGTAAGAGAGCTTAAAAATTTAATTCAAAACAAACAACAATAAAAGGAGAAAATCATAATGATTAACTGGAAATTACGTTTACAAAATAAAGTAACACTTATTGCTCTTTTGGGAGCTATCTTCCTAATGGTCCAACAATTCGGTCTTGAAGTACCGCAAAATATCCAAGACGGAGTGAACACGTTTGTTTATATTCTTGTTTTGCTCGGAGTGGTTACAGACCCAACAACAGCAGGTATTACTGACAGTGAACGAGCGCTTGAGTATTACGAACCTAACAAGGAAAAATAAAATGGATATTGATACAAGTAGACTAAGAACTGACTTACCGCAAGTAGGAATTCAACCATATAGACAAGTTCACGCTCATTCAACAGGAAACCGAAACTCGACTGCTCAAAATGAAGCAGATTATCACATGCGTAGACCTGCTGAGTCAGGCTTCTTCTCACATGTTGTGGGGAATGGTCGAGTAATGCAGACATGGCTCACAGACCGTGGAGCTTGGGATGTTGGTGGTGGTTGGAACGTAGAGGGATATGGCCAAGTAGAGCTTATTGAGAGTCACGAAAGCAAGGAAGAATTCATGCGTGATTACAGACTTTATGTTCAATTATTACGTGAGCTTGCAGATGAAGCTGGTATCCCTAAAACTCTAGATTCTGACAGCCTAGCTGGAATTAAGACACATCAGTATTGCACATACAACCAACCCAACAACGCAAGTGACCATGTAGACCCATATCCATATTTAGCAAAATGGGGAATTAGTCGTGAGCAATTCAAGAAAGATATCGAAGGTGGTATCTCTACTGAAGCTGGTTGGCGCCAGGATGCTTATGGCTGGTGGTGGGAGGAGTCAGACGGCTCTTATCCAACAAACGATTGGAAGCAAATCAACGGCGAGTGGTTCAGATTCGACGATAAGGGATACTGCCTAATCAATAAATGGTTCTTTGATGGAAAATATTGGTTCTACCTTGATAAGCGTGGTGCTACCGTTACTGGTTGGGTATTCATCAACCATCGTTGGTATTACTTTGATAATGACGGTGGCATGGTCAAAGGCTGGGTTAAGTATCGAGAAACCTGGTATTATCTTGACGATAAAGATGGATATATGCTATCTAAGCAGTTCGTCAAATCGGGTGATGGTTGGTATTATTTGAAGGCAAACGGTGAACTTCACACAGAACCAGCCTTCACAATTGAGCCAGACGGCTTGATTACAGTTTCAGAATAATAATAAAATAAAACAGAAAGAATCAAAATTTATTACACTAGACCGCAGGCTCAGGCTTGCGGTTTTTTTGCTACCCAAAATGATACCCATAATTATTGACTATGTAATTTTACGGTGATTTTGGGGAATCTAATTTGTTGATTTTTCAAGGTTTTGAAGGCTATTGCACAATAGTTTTCTTTTATTGCAACAACAAGTTTCTGTTTACCCAATCGCAAAATAATCGCTCTAAGTAGCATAAAATAAGGCTTTCCGAGTTTTCGGAGAGCCTATTTTTTTGTTTTGATACCCACGCTGATACCCATATTTTAAAAACCAATGTAAGAAGCGAACTTGTCAGCCACTTCATCCTTTGCTTTTTGAGTGACGTGAGCATAGATATCCATAGTGGTTTGAATATTCTCATGACCTAATCTTTCCTGAACTTCCTTGATAGTAGCACCAGCTTCGAAGAGTAGTGAGCAGTGTGTATGCCTAAAGCCGTGTGGTGTGATTCGTTTGAAATCAGGATGCTTTCTCCAGATTCTATTCAACATATTGTTGACATGGACAACACTCTTAGGATCTCCATTTTCATTTTTAAAAAGAAGTCCTTTTGTACTATACTTGTGCCAATCTTTTAAAACCTTGATTGTTTTCGAATCCAGAGTAATTGTCCGGGCACTCTTTTTTGTCTTTGGAGTCTGAAAGATAAGTTTATTATCTTCACCCTTCGCCAACGTTTGGTTGACAGTAATCTGTCCAACTTTTAAGTTGATATCAGACCATCTTAGAGCGCTGATTTCATTCTTTCTCATTCCGGTAAAAGCTAGTAATCTAAAATACGTCAGCATTTCAGCATCATCGAAGCCTTTAACGATTTTAAAAAACTCCTGCAATTCTTCTTTGTTGTAGAATTTTTCTAGTTCATCTGTATTATTTTTTTGTCGTTTAGGCTTCAGTGTCTTTCTCATTGGATTAGTTTCAATCAATTCCATCGATATAGCGTAATCAAAGATTTGATTTGCTATGCTGATGATTCCAAAAAATCTTTTGTATTCGTCTGCCCACTTATTGACTTGAGTTTGGCACATGGTCATAGTAATCTTGTTTATAGCTTTATCTCCAAAAATCGGCAAGATATGACGGTCGGCAATGCTAGTCTGGCTTACGTAGGTTGACTCTTTAACAGTGTTTTTATAATGGTCCTTCCAAATCTCATAGACTTGTAGGAAGGTGGTTGTAGTGGTGTTTTTTGCTCTGAATGTCTTTTTTTCATACTCAGTGATGCACTTTGCTTCAGCAAGTCTTGCCTCACGTTCTGTTTTAAATCCACGACGGAAGGTTTGAATCTTCTTGTTAGTCAACGGATCTAATCCGTGATAAGCCTTAAAATAGTAAGCAGTGACTCCATTTTTTTGGTATTTTCCAATCATTGATTTTTAACCTCATTTCTGATAAAATGGGTATAGTAAAGAGGGCTTTTTAATGCCTTTTACTATCCTGATCGCCTCACGCTCAGACTCGCCAAAGTTTGAGAGCGTGGGGCTTTTTTATTATTTTTTGGCTAGGCGCCATATTGTTAAATCTAGATAATACGTTAATTCTTTTTCACGAGTAACAACTCTCTCGGTTTCAATATTTAGGGTTTTATATGGTCCACCTCTACCAGTAAGGATTGCATCGTATCGGTAATTTGGATTAGCTGTGTATGATGAAATTTGTGATGCAATCATAGCTGGTAAGTATCCAACAAAGATATTATTCACTAAAACTTTGACAGCATTTTTATCATGTGGATTTGAAGGTTCTGGTAATAGTTGAACGTCTACTGTTTTCAATTTATTGTATTTGTAAACAGGTTTATTTGTTTCAAGCATATAAGATTTCAAACTCTTATTATCTTTTCCAAAATAATGGACACCATTGGAAAGAAAATCAGCTGCAATCTCAGCTTCTTCTTGATGATAATTTGTCCCCATCAACAAGAAATCATCATGGAAAACAATCTTATCAACACTAGGACCGCTATAATTTTCTTTCTTTGTCTTTTTTTCTCGTTTTTCAGCTAAATAACTGATAAGAAAAGTAAGGAGACTGATGAATAACAGCATCACACCCAGAGGAGGAATCAGAAAAAGTAGTATTACAGAAATAACAAGAAAGACTAATGAAGCCTCTTTGTGTTCTTTTGCTGTGTATTTCTTTCTGCCATTAGATGTCAGAATTGATTGTTGTTTCTTTGTGACTACTTTTTTCTTTTTAGAAGGTTTCAGTAAATCAGAAAGTCCAAATGTTGTCTTATGATAGACCTTGTTATACATGGCTTTCTTGGGATTCTTTATCCATCCCACGCCTTTCTTACCATATCCAGGGATAATAGCTTTTTTAGCCTGCCTTTTCCATTTGCTAGTAGTCCTAGCTTTTAGGCTTTTAGTTAGACTTGGTTTTCTCATTCCTATTTTCATTTTCTGCTCCTAATCAACTAATCAATGAATAATATTCGTCAATGACCATTACTTCATCAGTGATGGTTTTTAATTTGTGTTTTTTCATGAAATTTAAATAGTTAAAAGATTGTTGATCATCTGAGTTTTTCAATTCTTCCTCGATCAATTGATGAATCATAATGCGATTTGCTTCGTTTTCACATTTTGTATGATTGTTTTTATAGAGGGCAGGAGTATGAGAAAGATGACCTAGTTCATGGTAGACAACACGTTTTATCGCTTCATCAGACAGTTTGTTATTTACAAAGATAGTTTTGATATCCTCGATATAAATGCCAGGACGTTGCCACAAATCTTTATCAAAGTAGTAAAGAGTTACTCCACAAGATTTCACAAAGTCGTCAATCTGCATAGGCTATCTACCTCTCAAATATATTTCTATGATGTTTTGAATCGCATCAATATCTTCTTCTGTAAGTGGCTTCCCATCGAATGTTTTTGCATTCTCTGCCATCTTTCGTAGGTCGTCAGACGTGTATCCTGCGATTGTATCATCCTTTGCAATAGACGGATTATCAGTTCGTCCAAGCAGATAGTCAGTGGATACGTTGAAGTAGTCGGCGATTTCTTGGAGACGGTCAGATTTAGGAGTTTTTTCTTTCAAAGTATAGAGATAATTTATACTATAGCCTAAATCTTCGGCAACTTTTTGAAGACTTATTCCTCGTTTTTGAGCAAGCTCCTTAATTTTTTCAAGTGTTGAAAACATTGTCATAGTACCTTTTCTAAGACATGACAAAAAATATTTTATAAAAAAGTGTTATTTTCTGTTGACAAAAATAATACTAAAGTGTAAAATAGTTTTTGTAAGTTAATGAGTTAGTAAAAAACAAAGTTAAAACTTATCTAAAAATAAATAGCTTTGGCGAGCAAGGGAATTGATAGATATAACGTTTTATCAAGGTTTTTAATTATGCTTTCATTTTACACTAAGGTGTAAAAGTTGTCAAGCATTTTATAAAATAATTTACTAACTCATTAACTCGATTAAGAATAAAAGGAGGAGGTCACATGAGTCAACAACATCGTAAATGGATCGAGCTTGTGAAAGAGCGAATTGAACAACGTGGATGGTCGCAGACGGACTTGGCCATTGTTGTAGGTGTTAGTCCATCAGCTATCACTCAGTTGCTAAAAGATGGAAAAGGGAGCGATGACTTGAAGCTTCGTATTAACAAGAAATTGCGAATCAATGAGTCATGGGAGAAATTTGAGGAGTAGGAGGGGAAAATGAACGAAGAAGAAACAATTGAATTATTAAAATTCTTAATGACAGACTACGGGCGAGGGTATCTGAAAGGATTAGTCTGTGGACTTTCAATGATTTTAGAAAATTTAAAAAAAGCAGAGTAAGTACCCAGCTATGTGCAAAATTGCTGACGCACTGGAAGTCAGCTTGGATGAATTTAGATAACAAAAAGCACCTGACGGAAATCAGGCGCATAGAAAAATAACCAATAAAATTATAACACATTAGGAGGCTCTTGTGAACATACTTAGCGAAGAATGTGAAAATGGTATCCGATCAGTTGTAAGAACTCAAGTCAAAGAATCATTCAAAGAATTTTTAGAGCATGAAACAACAGAAAAACGATGGCTATCCATCGAAAGTGCAGCTAATTATGCTGATTGTAGTGCTAACACTATCAGAAAATGGTTAAGAATGGGTTTGAATCTATACAAGATTGACGGAACCAAAAGAATTGATAGAAATGAATTGGATAACTTTGTGCAGGCGCACTTAGTGATTTAGAAAGAGGAGAACAAAATGACAGAACCAACTTTATCAAGCCAATTACTTGGCTTAGTGGCGATCTTTATCGGGTTCTTTATCCTGACACTACTGACTGCTAAAAATGAAGAAGCTGAACAAAAAACAGTGATCATCATTGAAGAAGCTGAAGATTTCAGAGAAGTTGCTCGAAGAAACTTGAAAAACTGTGATAGGGGATTCACCTATGATTCCCAACCACCTGTCGGACTTCCTTCAACGATTGATGACGTGCCTCAAGATTTTAGAGAATGCATCGAAGATTATGACAGACTGGCTAGCGACTATCAGGAAGAAGCAAGAAAGAATGATATTCTAAGAAGTCAAAATGCGAATCTCCTAGAAGAAAATGGGCGTTTCCTCTACAAAGAAATGACCATGGATTTTCGCCAGAATCCAAGAAAATGGAGGGCAAAGACATGAGTGTTAGTCGCAGTATGAATGAGTTAGAAATTCGTGTATTAAACATGATTATCAATAGTGCGACCTTCGACTTGCCAATCCAAGCCAGTGAAATTCGTTTAGAGACTGGACTTTCTAAGCGTAAGGTAGAAGAAGTCATTGAAAGCCTTCGTGTTAATTTTGGTCATCCTATCGTAGCTAAGAAGATGAAGCCAAACGGGTACTACTTGCCACGAAGTGAGGAGGAGCGCCAAGCTGGTCTTGCTCCCTATCGCAGACAAATTTTAACCGAACAAAAGAATCTTGCTGCAGTGATGAAAGTTGATCTAGAAAAATATTGGGGGAATAGCGCATGAGTGAAGATTTTAGAATACTACCTCATGATCTAGTAGCTGAGCAGTCGGTTCTGGGGGCAGTCTTTATCTCACCAGAAACAATGACGTCACTTGCAGACGAATTGACTCCAGAGGATTTCTACAAGCCTGCAAACAAGATTGTATTTAAAACCATGTTGTCGTTACTTGAAAAAGGCGAGCCAATAGATGCGACAACTATGATCTCTGCTCTTACTAATCAGGGCGATATCTCAAACATTGGGGGCCTGCCATATGTTGTAGAGTTGATAAATTCAACACCAACTTCAAAAAATGTGGAGCATTATGCCAAACTCGTTAAAGAAAAGGCTACGCTCCGAAAAGTAATCGCTGACTTGTCGGATTCGCTATCTAGTGCCTATCAAGGTGATGTCTCAATCGGTGAGATTATTGCTAAAACGGAAAAATCTCTACTCAATATCAGTAATCAAAATGCAGGGACAGGATTTCGCAATGTGGCTGATATTCTTGATACCCACATGCAGATAGTCGAGACTCGTTCGCAGACAGATGGATTCGTGACTGGTCTGTCTACTGGCTTTGTTGGATTGGATAAGATTACAACAGGCCTTCATGAAGGGAATCTTATCATCCTTGCTGCTCGTCCAGCTATGGGTAAGACGGCATTGGCTCTGAATGTCGCTAAGTACGTAGCAACCAAAGGAAGAAAGCCTGCAGTTATCTTCTCTCTTGAAATGGGTGCAGAGGAGTTGATCGAGCGTATGTTGGCATCAGAGGGCATGGTTCCAGCTTATCATCTCAAGACTGGGAATTTGAGTACGGACGAATGGAAACGGCTTGTGCAAGCTCAAAATAATCTCTATGATGCGCCTATCTTTGTAGATGATACTGCTGGTATTCGGATTTCAGAGATACGCTCAAATGCTCGAAAACTCGCTCAAGAAATGGGCGGTCTGGGTGTCATCATCATTGACTACTTGCAATTAATTACTGGTGCCAAGGGTGAGAATCGTCAGCAGATCGTTTCTGAAATCTCAAGGGAATTGAAGATACTTGCCAAGGATTTGAAAGTGCCTGTCATTGCCTTGTCGCAGTTAAGTCGTGCAGTTGAGCAGAGACAAGATAAACGACCGATGCTGGCAGACTTGCGAGAGTCTGGCTCGATTGAGCAAGATGCAGACATTGTAGCGTTCTTGTATCGTGAGGCTTACTACCTGAAAGAGCAAGCAGACAGTCAGGAATCAAACAACGTAACAGAACTAATCCTGGAAAAGAATCGGCATGGTAGTCTAGGGACAGTGAAGTTGTATTTTCACAAAGAATACACAAAATTTTCAAGTGTGGAGGGGTAGAAATGATTAAAAAAAGTGAAGTCACTGGTTTCTTATCGTTTTTCAAATTTCCAAAGCCATTCATCTATGATGAAAAGTATAAGACATTGAGCAACCATGCAAAACTCTTGTATATGCTTTTATTTGGGAGGTTAGAACTTTCAATAAAGAATGGCTGGCATGACAGAGATGGGAATGTATTTCAATACTACACAAATGAGCAACTTATGGTTGATTTGAATAGTAGCGAAAAAACGATTATCAAATTCAAAAAAGAATTGAAGGATGTTGGTCTGTTAAAAGAAGTTAGACAAGGGAATAACCTACCTAACAGAATCTATATAAGTGCCGTTGACGGTACTGTAAATAGTACAGTTTCGGAACTGGAAATTTTACAGTCTGGAACTGTAAATAATACAGTATCGGAACTGGAAATTTTACAGACAAACAAGACTGATAATAACGAGATAGATAATAACAATAATAAATTGTCGATTTGTAAAGAAATTATCTCATATTTGAATCTTAAAGCAAAAAAGAATTTCAAGGTAAATACAGCTAGTCATCAAAAATTCATCAAGGCAAGGCTAAAAGAAGGCTATGTCCTTGAAGATTTTAAAAAGGTTGTGGACATCATGGTTGCGAAGTGGAAAGGTACAGAGTATGAACAGTATCTGCAACCACAGACGCTTTTCGGGAATAAGATGGACAATTATCTAAATCAGTCTATGCCTCGCAAAGCTCAGTCGTTCCAATCAGCAGTTGACGAAAGGCTAGGATTTTAGATGAAACAGTTTAAACAATTTAGAACTAGAACAGTTCTTGATGATGTCTGTGAAATCCATGGATGCCATCTTTGGTCTGTTAAGATTCCTATTAAGGGAAAGGTTGAGGAAATCAGTCAATGTCCCGAGTGTGAGAAAGAGAACATCCGTCTCTTTGAAAAGCAGTTGAATATGGAATCCGAGGTCAAGAGTAAGCTCTCGGATACTTACGAGGTATTTGCTCGCGATAGCATCGTTTCAAGCAAGCTGGCCAGCAAGTCACTACATGACTATGAGATTCGTGTGGATATTGATGAAAAGGCTGTGAATTTTGTGAAGCGGTTGGAGCGCTGCTACGTTAAAGGTGAGACTGGCAATGCTATCATCACTGGCCCTTCTGGTGTTGGTAAGAGTCATCTGACCTATGGTTTCGCTCGGTTTCTGAATGAACAATTCAAGTCTTATGATGAACCGAAAAGCGTGCTCTTCGTGTCAGTTGTGACCTTGTTTGACAAAATTCGTGAGAGCTTCGAGTTTGACAATGGATTTTCAGAAGCCAAGATGGTCAAGCTACTGTCTGAGGTTGATTTTCTCTTTCTGGACGACCTTGGAAAAGAGAGTCGCAAGGCTGATACGAAGCGGAATGAGTGGGCACATCAGATATTGTTCAAGATCCTGGATAGTCGGACAAATACGATTATCAATACGAATCTGAGTAGCGAAGAGATTAAGGAGCTTTACTCGGACGATTTCGGGAATGGTGCTCTATCAAGTCGTATCTTTGAGGGCGCTACAGGTCGGTGCTTTGTGTATCCGTCTGGGATGAAGGACAGGAGGTATTGATGGAAGATATACGGATACTAGATGCGTGCTGTGGATCTCGAATGTTTTGGTTTGATAAAAAAGAACCACATACGACATACATGGATAGACGTGAAGAAGAATTTGAAATTCACAAAAAGAAAATCAATGTAAAACCAGATATTGTTGCAGATTTTCGAGATATGCCATTTGACGATGAAACATTTAATCTTGTTGTGTTCGACCCACCTCATCTTCTATGGGCTGGCCAGAAATCATTCATGCGTGCTCAATATGGACAATTAGATTTACTGACTTGGAGGTTAGATTTACAACAAGGTTTTGAAGAATGTTTTAGGGTTTTGAAAACAGGAGGAACACTTATTTTTAAGTGGTCTGATGCTCAAGTAAATGTTAAAGAAATTTTGGAATTGGTTCCGCATCAACCACTTTTTGGGCAACGGCGTGGGACAACTCACTGGATGGCTTTTATGAAATTTTAGGAGATACTGATGTTGACCTTATATTTTGTCTATAACGGACACCGCAAGATACTCATTGGGAGTTTTGGTCATATACATAGCGCAATCAATGAATTAAAGAAACATCAAGCTAGTTACTCAGCAATCAGTCATCCACGATTTCAGAAAAGCATGAGTGGTGAGAACATCAGGATTGACTACGGATCAGTTGATTGCTACTACTCGATTACTAGGAAAACGGAGGAAACGAATGGCTAGAGATATTTTAACCGATTTAGCATTTGAAAACTTATACAAAGCTGTAGCACTTCCAGATTGGAAAGAATCTGATGAAGTAATTCTTGTTAGCTTAGCCAATAGGGAACAAATAGAGTCAGATGAAAGACACCGATTAACTGAAAATTGCAGATTTTTTGGTGATCGAATTTGTATCTTCTGTGAACAAGTGAAGAAAAATAATTACATTACGCTACACAAATCTAAGTTAGAAAAGATTATTAAAGCGATGGGATCATTTACAGAAGTGGAAGAAACGCAGAAGGAGACTAAACATGATCAATAATGTGGTGTTAATTGGGCGCTTAACTCGTGATCCAGAATTGCGATACACGCCGTCAAATGTTGCAGTTGCAACCTTCAATCTTGCAGTCAATCGAAATTTTAAAGGTGCGAACGGAGAGCGAGAGGCAGACTTCATCAATTGTATTATGTGGCGTAAGCAGGCTGAAAATTTTGCAAATTGGGTTAAAAAGGGTGCTCTTGTAGGAATCACAGGTCGCATCCAGACTCGTAGCTATGATAATCAGCAAGGTCAACGTGTCTATGTGACAGAAGTTGTTGCTGAGAATTTTCAAACTCTTGAAAAGAAAGATAATTCTGCGAACCAGTCGAGCATGGAAAACCAGATGCCACCAAGCTACGGACAAGGTGAGCCAATGGATATTTCAGATGATGATTTGCCGTTCTAGGAGGTAGAACAATGCCACAACCTAAAACGTATGCGTTATACAAAGGCGACAAATTACTAGGGATAGGGAAAGCACAGGAGTTGGCTGAATTGACGGGTGTATCAGTAAGCACGATCCATTACTACAACACCCCTACCTACAAACGGCGCACAAACCCGGACAGGGCTAGACGATTAATTGCCATTTGAAGAGGGCAGACATCGATGAGGTATTTGGATGAAATACACTAAACAGAACTTGATCGACGGAATGAAACAATCGATCAAGAGGAATGAAGAAAAGATAGCCGAGTATTCGAAACCGTGCGATTCACGAAAGAGACGGATTCGAGCGCTGGAACGGGATTTGTTGAGGAAAAAGAACAAAGAGCTAGAGGAAAAGATAAAGGAGTTGGAAGATGAATAAAAAAGAATTGATTGAACGAATAGAAGGATTGAAAAATCTTTTTGGCAACAAAGCGGAATATATTGAGATAGACGCGGCAATAGAACTCATTTCTAAACTAGACGAACCAGAAACAGGTCACGCAGACGAAGCGCCTCGTTATGTCAAGAACATACTAGCAAGGTTACGAGAACTGCCAGTGCACGATCGTGAAGTTTGGCTAAAGGCTATCATGGGTGAATTTGAGCAAGATTTCAGTCATGCAAAATGGCGTGAAGGCTACGAGCAAGGAAAGTTCGAAGGAGCATGGGTTGGTAATCAATTGAAGGATGCTGATAAGATTCGGCAAGAATTGAATAAAGTGGCTCTCCCTAATTTTATGGATGACTGGATTTTTAAATGTCAACTTTTAAATGATTTCAGCTTGAGCGATGCACTAAATAGTAAAATAATCAATCTCTACGCTAAAAATGGCGAAGTAGTGATGAAATGGCTTAAGGATAAAAAGAACCAAGAACTTTTCGCTCGAGCATGGATAGATGACTACGAGCCTGAGAAAGAATCAAAGTACAGAGTTAAGTTAAAAAATACAAATGACTATTTAAACGAAACAGAGATTGGATTCCATTTTTACAACAATGAGAAAAATAACAAAACATTTACACGAAAGGAACTAGAATATTCTGATTTTGGCTGGGTGCTCGACTGCCCAGGAATTGATCTTGAGGAGGTGGAGTGATGTCACTAAATAAGACAAGAAAACGATTGATTAGGAAGTATCGTAAACTGTTTAACAGTTACCCCATAGGTATTAAAATCAGTACAGATGGAGGGAATACTTTTTCAGCTATGGGGAGAGTTTTCGAAACTTTTATTCCAAATGCTAGTGTTGTAAAATCTGGGAATATTAATGCAAGTGAATTACAATCTGGAGATATTTCTTTTAGAAACTTTGAAATAACTATTAGTCAAGGGTTCACCAAAGAAGAATTCAATAAATTGAATGGTGGTGTTTTGTGGTGATAAGGAGGTGGATGTATGAGTTATGATTTGGAAATTTTAGCAAAAATAGAAAACGGACAATATATCTGTATTGATGAACCTAAATATAGTTCTCCAACTTATAATCTTGGAAAAATGTTTAGGGCTGCTATGGATTGGGATTTCGACCAAGGTACAATTTACAATATTGCTGATATTTTTGAAAATATTCAACGTGGTATATCTGAGTTAGAACGACATCCTGAAAAATATGTACAGTATGAACCTGAAAATAAATGGGGAACGGTCAGTGATGCATTAGAAGTTTTGAAATCGTTAAGGGATTGTATTTTAGAACAAGATATTGACACAAAATATTTATATGTGAGGTGGTAAATTGAAACGATTTATAGCTATCTGGATTCTGGTATCTGCTGGATTAAACATCTGGCAGATGGACAGGATTCGGAATTTGGAAGAGAAAAAGCCAATGGTTATCTATAAGGCTGATAATCAAGGCGCAGAAATTAAAGGCAGAGTCGTCGAGAAAGGGCGACATGGCAAGCTATATACGCTTACTATTCGTGATTATGGAGTGTTCGTGGTTACGAAGGAAGTGTATGATAATGTGAAAGTTAGAGATGAGGTGAGGATTTAGATGGAAGGAAAAGAGTTAGAAGAACTTGCTTTTATTTTTCAAGTAGGACAGCTCGTTTTGCATACAGCAAGGTCAATTATTAAAGACGAAAATTTGTTAGGAAGTAACGGGACGTTCGTGATTGACGGTCACAAGTTCGAGATAAAGATATCAGAGGTATCTGAAAATGGGGATGAGGCGAGGATTTGAAATTTCTTGATCTATTCGCTGGCGTCGGTGGGTTCCGTCTTGGAATGGAGTCTGCCGACCATAAATGTATCGGCTTTTGTGAGATTGACAAATTCGCTAGAGCTAGTTATAAAGCTATACACAATACGAAGGGAGAAATAGAATTACATGACATCACAGCAGTATCAGATGAATCTATTCGAGGAATCGGACGTGTGGACATTATCTGTGGAGGATTTCCGTGTCAGGCTTTCTCAATTGCAGGAAACAGACGAGGTTTTGAAGATACACGAGGAACTTTGTTCTTTGAAATTGCTAGGTTCGCATCTATTCTCAGACCTCGATATCTATTCCTTGAGAATGTCAGAGGGCTCCTCAATCACGAAAACGGAATTACATTCGCGACCATTATCTCAACCTTGGATGAGCTGGGGTACGATGTGGAATGGCAAGTGCTTAACAGCAAGGATTTTGGAGTCCCCCAAAATCGCGAACGTGTGTTCATTATCGGACATTTTAGAGGAGAATGTACCAGAAGAATTTTTCCTCTCAGTGGACAAAGTCAGTCAATTAGTAACAAATCAGTCGTGAAAATTGGCAATGTAAACCCATCTGGCAACAGGATGAACGGGGAAGTCTATCAAGCTGACGGACTAGCTCCTACACTAACCACAAACAAGGGAGAGGGGCAAAAGATAGCCATAAAAAGTAATACTATAAAACAATTTGGAGTATTGCAGCCAAATTTTAATCAATGCGGTGTGGTTTATGAAACAGACGGTATCGCACCAACAATCAGAGCATATCAAGGCGGAGGTCTTGAACCTAAAATCATTCAGCGTGGTCATGGCTATAATCAAGGTGGAGTGCATGAAATAGCTCCTACTCTGACAAGTAATAGCTATCACGAAAATAACCATTTATCTTTTGGCTATCGTATTCGCAAGCTAACACCTCGAGAATGTTGGAGATTGCAAGGTTTTCCAGACTGGGCATTTGATAAAGCGCAAGAGGTCAACTCAAACAGTCAACTATATAAACAAGCTGGCAATAGCGTGACTGTGAGTGTTATTGCTGCAATAGCAAAAGAACTTTAGGAGAAAAATATGAACAACACAGAATTAGAAAACATTGACAACATAAACAACCCAATCCACTACCAAGGACGATATGGTATGCAATCTATCGATGCTCTAAGAAATTTCATGACACCTGAGCAGTTAAAGGGTTTCTATCTAGGAAATGCTTTGAAATATCAGTTGCGGTTTCAAAAAAAGAATGGGCTTGAAGATCTGAAAAAGGCTCGTAAAAATCTTGATTGGCTGATTGAGGAGATGGAACATGAGAATTAAGACATCAAATGGATCTATCATCAATGTTGAAAAGATAAAGCGTAGCATCACGATTGATGGTATTGAATATGGTTCAGATTGTCGAGCGCTGGTCTCTAAGCATAGAGACGGGACAGGGACGATTACTCTCGTATTTGATGGGAGAATTATTTGAAATAGAAATGAGGTGAGCGATGCCTTTCTTTCCAGAAATAAACGAAGCCAAAACAAAAGAAAATGCCAAGAAAATTTTGGAGGGATATCCTCACTGGCGTCGTGTAGCAAATGATACAGATGGTCAGAGAGTAACCACGACCTACTCATTCACGCCACGGAATCCATCAAGTGGTAAAAATAGTCAAGTTGAGAAATTGGCAATTCGCAAAGTTGATGCAGAGCTAGAGCTAGATGCGATAGAACAGGCTGTCAGCAAATTACATGATCCTTTTTATCGTAAAATCATATACGAGAAGTATCTTGTTTGGAATCAAAAAAAAGATGAGACGGTGTACAATGAGCTTGCAATTTCAGAAAGTTCATATTATGAAATTCTTAGTAAGGCTTTATTAGCATTTGCAGAGATTTATCGAAATGGTGAACAGGTCGCAATTTTGGAGTAAAAGCGGAGTAAGTCAAGAGTAAATATACGATTTTGTGTGCTAAAATTATATTATGAAATATTTGTAAAAGGCAGGCACACCCTGCCTTTTCTTGTGATTGGAGGTGGTATTTTGAGAAAAGTAGAACCTATTCGTGAACTCGACGATATTGAACGAATGAAAGACTTTTTAAAATCAAAAAGTGAGCGAAATTATGTTCTGATTATGTGCGGTCTATATTCTGGAATGCGCATCAGCGATATCATACCTCTCCAAGTGAAGCAAGTGACAGGTGATAGAATCGAGGTTACTGAAAAGAAAACTGGTAAAGTCAAGAGATTTGCTATCAATCCAGAGTTGAGAAAGGCTTTAAATCATTACATCAAAACAAATGATCTGCAAGGGTACGATTATCTGTTTCCAAGCAAAAAGAAAGTTAGGACAGACGGTGTGCGTATAGCTCACATCGGAAGAGTTGCAGCTTACCAGATTTTAAAACAAGCAGCTGAACATGTTGGTTTGAAGAATATTGGAACCCACTCTATGAGAAAGTCATTTGGCTATCATCATTACAGAAGAAATCAAAATGTAGCAATCTTGATGGAATTATTTAATCATTCATCACCAGACATCACACTTGACTACATTGGTATTAAGCAAGATGAATTGGATGATTCGATGATGAATTTTAGCTATTAAACACCTATTTATTTAACACATTGAGAAAATGTAAATTAGTATTTAATAAAATAGATGTAAGCACTTGCTACGATTGATGTTTAAGGATGTTTGTTTTATTTAACAGAATATAAGATATGTTAAATATACGAGGGTGTTAGAGACTGAAAAAACTCCCCCCCTACATCATAAAAATTTAGCCCCCCTACCGACTAAAAAGAAAGGCCCCTCCCTAGATGAATACCCCCAAGGACAGACCTGACCGGAGTGGTCCTCACAGAGTTGCTTTTGAAAAGAATAAAAATATTATTCTCAAAACAAAAAATACTTGTGGAATTTGTGGACTCCCCGTCGACAAATCATTGAAGTACCCACATCCTCTGTCTCCGGTCATTGACCATGTTATTCCAATCAATCGCAACGGTCATCCGTCAGATATTCGTAACTTACAACTTGCCCATTGGCAATGCAACAGGCAGAAGTCTGATAAGCTTTATGCTGACGATAGGTCAACCAATAATACTGTTGTAGGAAACAGGAACTTGCCACAGTCTAGAGACTGGACAAAGTACAGAAGTTGAAGAAACCCAAAAAAAGAAAAATAATATTATTTTTTAAAAATATCAAAAATAATTTTGAATACTTAAATTTTGAAAAAATAACAGATATGTGAAGTAAGTCCTAGCTAAAGTATAGGGGGGTATCCCCCTCCCACTAGGCGCTCGCGAGCTTCACGCCGTCACTGTACATTTTTTCTCGCGCCAAATCATCACAATGAAAGGAGAACGGTTTGGAATTAAGAGGAATTGACTATCTCAGGAGGAAGTTGACTCTCTATCAGAGCAGAGTTAATCTGAGGTACAAGCATTATGCAATGCAACATCATGAATCACCGACAGGAATCACAATTCCTCCACATATCAGGGCGAAGTACCAAGCTGTTCTTGGTTGGGCTGCAAAGGGAGTTGATAGTCTTGCAGATCGTTTGATTTTCAGGGAATTTGCTAACGATGATTTTAATGTTACAGAAATCTTTGATCGGAACAATCCTGATATCTTCTTTGATAGTGTTATTTTAGCTGCGCTGATTGGTTCGTGTAGTTTCGTCTACATTTCGAAGGGTGAAGATGATGAGGTGAGGTTGCAAGTCATTGAATCAAGTAATGCAACTGGTGTCATTGATCCTATTACTGGGTTGCTTGTGGAAGGTTATGCGGTGTTGGCTCGTGATGATTACAATCGTCCAACACTTGAAGCCTACTTTGAGACTAATGCTACTCATTTCATTCCAAAAGATGGTAGACCATACTCGGTTGTGAATGAAACTGGTATCCCTTTGTTGGTTCCAGTCATTCATCGTCCTGATGCTGTTCGTCCGTTTGGTCGGAGTCGTATCACCAGAGCTGGTATGTATTATCAGAAATACGCTAAGCGTACCTTGGAACGGGCTGATATCACTGCTGAGTTCTACTCATGGCCACAAAAATATATTCTTGGTCTTGATCCTGATGCGGAACCTATGGAGAAATGGAAAGCTACTGTATCAAGCTTACTGACGATTTCTTCAAGCGATAAAGGTGAGAAGCCGAGCGTTGGACAGTTTACTACAGCTAGCATGTCACCGTTTACTGAACAGCTGAGAACAGCCGCTGCTGGATTTGCTGGCGAAATGGGGTTGACATTGGATGACCTTGGTTTCGTTTCAGATAATCCATCATCTGTGGAAGCCATCAAGGCTAGTCATGAGAATTTGCGTTTAGCTGGTCGGAAGGCGCAGAGGTCACTTGGAGCAGGTTTGCTTAATGTGGCTTATGTTGCTGCTTGTTTGAGAGATGATTTTCATTATGCGAGAAGTCAATTCGTAAGAACAACAGTCAAATGGGAACCTTTATTTGAAGCAGATGCTAATATGATGACCATGATTGGTGACGGTGTTGTGAAATTGAATCAAGCCTTACCTGGCTACATCAATGCGGAGACAATTCGTGATCTTACTGGTATCGCTGGAGACATGTCAGCCAAACCAGTGGTAAGCGAGGGTGATTCAAATGGAGAATGATGTTTTACCTGGTATCTTGCAAGAGGTTCAGGAGAGGTTTGAGAGAGATTTCGGTAAGAGTGAGATCGTCAGAAATGCTTTTGCTACGTTGAAGGCAAAAAAGGCCACTTACAAAACTGCAAATGAGTTTGCGATTGAAATTGGCGATATTCTCTCGAAGGCTCTAGGAGCGTCCCTGAGCACCGATAAATTACCAGACGGAAAAATGTATTACAATATCGCTCAGCGTTTGCTGACGGACGTGCTAGGACGAAATCACGAGCTTGTGAGTGGTTATGCTAGCGATGTTCAGAAGAATTTGAATGATAAAGCGAAAATCGGTCTGAAAGTTCAAGTTCCTGAATTAAATCTGGATCGAATAGCTGGCATTGTCAATCGCTTTTCGTCTGAGGAAAATTTTGAGGATGTCAGTTGGTTGCTCGGTGAACCTATTGTGAACTTCACTCAGTCAATCATTGATGATAGTATCCAGAAAAATGCGGAGTTTCATCATCAGTCTGGATTGCAACCTGAGATTGTCCGAAAATCGTATTTTCATTGTTGTGAGTGGTGTCAGGAAGTTCAAGGGAATTATAAATATCCAAGAGTTCCGAAGGACGTTTATAGAAGACATCAGCATTGTCGTTGTATTGTAGACTATGATCCTAAAAACGGAAAAACTCAAAATGTCTGGACGAAGAAATGGAATTCTATAGACAAAGAGAGAGTTGAGCGTAGGAAGTTAATTGGCGTAGTATCTGTTGACGAGCGGGAGCAAAAGCGCTATAATAGGGCTATGAAGAGTAGTGGTGCTGTGTATGGCGCTTGGAATGATAGAAATGATCCATATAATAAAGAGCGTGATCGGCATGCTCAAGAATTTTATGAGAGTGTACGAAATCGAAATAAGCAACATGAAATAGTGAAGGTATCTAACAATAGCGGTCTTTCACAATCAGATGTTGAGAAGATTTATAACCATATTTTTATTAATGAGTATGATTTAGAAGATGGTCGGAAACGTTTCGACCCTAGCTATGATATGGCTGAGAGTTGGAGACGACTTTCAGAGATTGGTGGTAAGAATATTCAACCTCACGACCTTGTAATGCTAAATCACGAGTTGATGGAACATGATTTGATGGCAAAGGGAATGAAGTACGATGAAGCCCACGAACTCACTAATAAAACCTATAACTACCAAAAAGCGTGGATTGCTTGGATGAAGGAGAAAGGAGACCTATAATGCTTAAACTTATTAAAATTTTCAATTCAAAAAGTAAGGGTTATTGGTATATTCCTGAAAACCGTGACCCAGGTATGATTGAGATTGATGAGCGCACTGGTGAAGTTACAGTTGTCATTGAGTCGAATTATGATAAAGAACTAGGTTATCCTTACTATGCGAACAAGGCTCGTGGAGCAGTGAAGCAGATGTGGGATAAGGGAGAATTACCAAGCGAGAAATCATTCGCTTGGGGATAAGCACTTAGAAAATTCTAGGTGCTTTTCTTATGCTTTGAAAGGAGTAACGATGGGAAACACAATTGATTTTTCAGAGAAAAAGTCTAGTCTTGAGAGAGGTGCTTCCGTGAAAGAAATTTTGGAAGAAAATCTTGAGGCTAGCCATGACTACACTTCGGTGCTGGTGGTTTCTTTAGATAAAAATGGTGAGATAAATCTTGGCTATAGCTGGGAGAGTAGTTTGCAGGCATTGGGAATGCTGGATGTTGCTAAAAACTATATTTTGAACGTGATCAATTAAATCATCCCAGCGATAGGGTTATCATGCGATGACGATTGAAAGGAAAGTAGAATGGCGAGGAAGAAACTTGGCAATCAGAATCCTACTCAATCGGTGATTTTAAAATACGTCAAGAAAAATTCAAAAGCTAAAGAAGCGATTGAACTTTACGAGCGGACAGGCCTTTCTTGTTATGCTTGGCAGAAGAATCTCTTGCTGCCTATGATGGCCATTGACAAGAACGGTCTTTGGGTGCATCAGAAGTTTGGTTACTCTATTCCTCGTCGTAATGGTAAATCTGAAATCCTATATATCGGTGAAATTTGGGGGCTACATGAAGGATTAAATATCCTGCATACGGCTCACCGAATTTCTACATCTCATGCCTCTTTTGAAAAGGTCAAACGATACCTTGAGAAAATGGGGTATGTTGATGGTGAGGATTTCAATTCCATTCGTGCGAAGGGGCAGGAGCGTATTGAACTTTATTCAACAGGTGGTGTTATCCAATTCCGTACCAGGACATCAAATGGTGGTCTTGGTGAAGGTTTTGATATGCTAATCATTGACGAGGCTCAAGAGTACACAACCGAGCAAGAATCTGCTTTGAAATATACGGTTACGGATAGTGAAAATCCTATCACAATCATGTGTGGAACACCTCCGACACCAGTATCAAGCGGAACGGTTTTCACTAAATACCGTGAGACTTGTCTTTTTGGGAAAGGGAAGTATTCTGGCTGGGCTGAGTGGTCGGTTCCCGATGAAAAGGAAATCGACGATGTGGAAGCCTGGTATAATTCTAATCCGTCTATGGGATACCACTTAAATGAGCGTAAGATTGAAGCAGAGCTTGGTGAGGATAAGTTGGACCATAATATCCAGCGTTTGGGATTTTGGCCAACTTACAACCAAAAATCTGCTATTTCTGAAACTGAGTGGAACGAGCTCAAGGTGGATGATATTCCAGAATTATCTGGTAAGCTGTCTGTTGGTATTAAGTACGGTCAAGATGGAACGAATGTGGCATTGAGCATTGCTGCACGTACCAAGGATGGTCGTTACTTTGTTGAGACAGTCGATTGTCAATCCGTTCGTAATGGGAATGAGTGGATGGTTGCTTTCTTGCGTCAAGCCGACGTGGCTCAAATTGTCATCGATGGCGCAAGTGGGCAAAAGATCCTGGACGAAGAGTTGAAGGACTATAGAATCAAGAACGTGATTCTGCCGACGGTGAAAGAAATCATCGTGGCCAATGCTCTTTGGGAACAGGGAATTTACCAGAAGACCATCTGTCACGCTGGCCAACCATCTCTATCAAAAGTAGCCACAAACTGCGATAAGCGGAATATTGGCTCAAACGGTGGCTTTGGTTATCGATCGCACTTTGACGATATGGATATTTCTTTGATGGATAGCGCTTTGCTTGCGCATTGGGCTTGTGCTACGACCAAGCCTAAGAAAAAGCAAAAAATCAGTTATTAAAATAAGCGGTCTTGTGACTGCTTTTTTTGATGCCAAAAATTACCGAACTGCCGGGCAAGCAGGAGAAAGGAGACATGAGAATGTCAGAATTTAAACCAATTACTACACAAGAAGAATTTGATGCTGCTATTAAGGAGCGTTTATCTCGTGAGAAAGCGAAGTATAGCGACTATGACGAGCTCAAATCTCGAGTTACAGAATTGGAAACAGAAAATGTTGGCTTGAAGTCAACAATTGAAGCTACTAATCAAAGTAAGGCAGATGCTGACAAGCAACTTGAAGAACTGCAGAATAAAATCGCTGGTTATGAGACGGCTAGTCTGCGAACTCGAGTGGCTTTGCAACATGGCCTGCCTTACGACCTTGCAGATCGTTTGCAGGGGGCTGATGAAGAAAGCTTGAAATCAGATGCAGAGCGCTTGGCTGGGTTTATGAAACCAGTGAGCAAAGTAGCGCCAGTAAAATCAACGGAGCCGATTGTTCCGAAAGAAGATGATGAAAGAACCATGTATAGAAATTTGGTTCAAAATTTAAATATTGAAGATTAAAAAGGAGAAAAAAATATGTCAGAAGCACAACTTGCAAAAGGAAATCTATTTGATCCAGAGCTTGTAAAAAAAGTTATTAGTAAGGTGAAGGGACATTCATCAATTGCTAAGCTATCACCCCAAAAGCCTATTCCGTTTAACGGCCAAAAAGAGTTCATTTTCGACTTTGATTCGGACATCGACATCGTGGCTGAAAATGGCAAGAAGACTCATGGTGGTGTGAGCCTCGATCCTGTTACTATTGTTCCACTAAAAGTCGAATATGGTGCCCGTGTATCTGATGAGTTTTTACATGCCTCAGAAGAAGCAAAAGTTGATATCCTCAGTGATTTTGTGGAAGGATTTTCTAAAAAATTAGCACGAGGGCTTGATATTATGAGTATTCACGGTATTAACCCACGTACAAAACAAGAGTCAAGCATTATTGGAACTAACTGCTTTGATAAAAAAGTTACTCAGACAGTAACTTTCAAAGAATCTAACCCAGACGAAAGTATGGAAGATGCTGTCGGTATGATTGATGGTTCAGAACGTGATATCACCGGAGCAATCCTAGATCCTATTTTTACAACTGCTCTTTCTAAAATGAAAAATGCTGAAGGCGGGAAATTGTATCCTGAATTGGCATGGGGCGGTGTACCTGATGCAATCAATGGATTGGCAGTAGATAAAAACCGCACTGTATCATACTCACAAACAGATCCTAAAAACACAGCGATTGTTGGGGACTTTGAAACAATGTTCAAATGGGGCTATGCGAAAGAAGTTCCGATGGAAATCATCAAGTATGGTGATCCTGACAACAGCGGTCGCGACCTTAAAGGGTATAACCAGATTTATATCCGTTGCGAAGCATACATTGGATGGGGCATCATGGACGCTGCTAGTTTCGCTCGTATTGTGAAAACGGGAGGTTAATCATGGCTGAGTATGTAAACCAAAAGACAGGAGCAACAATCAACACTAATACAGAAATTTCTGGGGGTGATTGGGTTCCAATTGCAGCATACAAACCTTTTGACTCATTGACTAACGCAGCATTGAAAGAAATCCTTGATGAAAAAGGGATTACTTATGATAATCGCGCCACAAAAACTGAATTGATTTCGCTGATCGAACAAGCGGACACTGAAGTCCAGTAGTCGCTTGACTGGAGGTAGAGATGGAAAACTTTGCAACAGTCGAAGATTTGAAAAAATTGTGGCGAGCGTTGAAATTCGATGAGGAAAAACGAGCCGAGGCGCTGTTGGAAGTTGTTTCTCATTCTCTTCGCGTTGAAGCTAAAAAAGTTGGCAAGGATTTAGATGGGTTAGTGGCTACTGATCCATCTTTTGCTATGGTGGTCAAGTCCGTCACCGTTGATGTGGTAGCTCGTACCTTGATGACCTCAACTGACCAGGAGCCAGTGACTCAATTTGCTGAAAGTGCCTTGGGCTACTCAGTGAGTGGTTCTTATCTAGTCCCTGGAGGTGGTCTCTTCATCAAGGACTCTGAATTGAAACGTCTAGGTCTCAAAAAACAAAGATATGGGGTGATTGATATCTATGGGACGGATTAAAGGAATTACTGTAACTTTGATTGGAAAAACCAAGACTGGAAAGGATGACTTTGGTCATCAAATATACGAGAATGCTGAAATTCAAGTAGATAATGTCTTGGTCGTTCCAGCTTCAACAGAAGATGTTACTACTCAGCTTAATTTGACCGGGAAGAAAGCTTCTTATACGCTAGGTATCCCAAAAGGCGATCAGAACGAGTGGAAAGACCGTGAAGTTCGTTTCTTTGGGCGCAAGTGGCGCACGATTGGCATTCCTTTGGAAGGCATTGAAGCCATGATGCCTCTGGAATGGAATAAGAAAGTGATGGTTGAAACGTATGAGTGATTTCAAAGTCAAGCTTATTGGTGCGGGTGTAGGAGCTCTTTTGAAATCCAAAGAGATTCAAGACATTCTGAACAAAGAAGCGACAGTCATTAAAAAAAGATGTGGCCCTGGTTATGAACAAGATAGCCACGTTGGTAAGACAAGGGCAAATGCTATGATTTATCCAGCAACGCGAAAAGCGAAGAGGGATAATTTGAAAAATAACACGTTGTTGAAGGCGGTGTATTAGATGATTGAAATTATTATCAAGAAATACCTTGACGGTCATTTAGATGTACCGTCATTTTTTGAGCACGAAGCTGAGGCTCCGGACAGTTTTGTCATTATTCAAAAGACAGGTGGGAAGGAGCGTAATCACTCTAGTAGTGCGACCTTTGCTTTCCAAAGTTATGGCCCAACAATGCAGAAGGCTGCTGAGCTCAATGTGAAAGTGAAAAGTGCTGTGAAAGGGTTGATTGAATTAGATTCAATCTGTGGTGTCCACCTAAACAGCGATTACAACTTTACGGACACTGAAACGAAACAATATCGATATCAAGCCGTATTTGATATTAATTATTTTTAAAAAGGAGAAGTTAAATGGGAAAAGAAGCAAATGTAACGACTGCAAAACCTAAAATCGGAGGTGCGGTCTATTCGGCCCCTCTTGGCACAGCACTGCCGACAGACGCAACAACAAAGTTAGATCAGGCGTTTGAAGCACTAGGTTATATTTCAGAAGACGGTATGACCAACAGTAACTCGCCAGAGTCAGAAAATATCAAAGCTTGGGGCGGTGTCGTTGTAAGTTCAGTTCAAAAGGAAAAAACAGACACATTCAAATATATGCTTATTGAAGCATTGAATCTACATGTTTTGAAGGAAGTCTATGGACCAGATAATGTATCTGGGGATTTGTCATCAGGAATTACGATCAAGGCAAACTCAAAAGAATTGCCACATCACTGTCTGGTAATCGAAACAGTTCTAAAAGGTGGTGTACTTAAACGTATTGTTATCCCTTCAGGAAAGGTAACTTCCATTGATGAAATCACTTATAACGATGGAAGTGTTCTTGGATATGGTACGACAGTCACTGCCTTTCCTAACGCTGCTGACGACACACACTATGAATACATCAAAGGAGCTTAATCATGTCAAGACGAAATCATAAGAAAAAAAATAACGGAGCAACCCCACAGATTAAAACAATTCGTGGTGTGACTTCGACTGGATTTGCTTTTGAAATCACAAAAGAGCGCTTGGAAAACTATGAGTTGCTTGAAGCCATCGCTGAAGTAGATACAAATCCGGCAGTTTTACCAAAAGTTGTCAAACTCATGCTTGGCAACAAATCCGAAGATTTGAAAAATCATGTGCGAACTGCGGATGGCATTGTTCCTTTGGATAAAATGGGGGCAGAAATTAGTGAGATCTTTTCAAGTCAGAAACAGTTAAAAAAATAGCGCTCCTTGCTAGAATGGTTCAAACAGATGAAGACGCTCTTATTTGTGATTTAGCTGAAACCTATGGGATTTTTGATTACAGACAGTTACCTGCTGACCAGGTAGCTGTTTTTGCTTTTGGTCTGAGAGATGATTCACGGATCAAACTAGCAATGACCAATAGCAAAGTTCCTTTTGAAACTTTTTTGCTTGCGGGTGTTCTTGATAGGCTTTCTGCGCTTGTTTGGTTTAAAACAACAGACGGTCAGAAAGGGATCAACAAACCATTAATGGTTGCAGAGGAGCTGACAGGTAAAACTAAAGCTAAAGAAAGAAAAGAGATGATCTTTGATTCTGGTGAGGACTTTGAAGAATATCGTCAGAAAATTTTAGAAAAAATAGGAGGTGAGGATTAGTGGCTACAGAAATAGCACAGGCTTATGTGCAATTGATACCATCGGCCAGAGGCATTACTGGTAAAATCCAATCGCTCCTCAATCCTGAAGCTAGTGCAGCAGGGCAAAGCGCTGGACAGTCATTGGGTTCTAGTCTTGTTAGCGTTATGACAAAGGTTATTGCAGCCGCTGGAATTGGCAAGGCCTTTTCAGCTGCTATCAGTGAAGGTGCAGCGCTTCAGCAATCTCTCGGAGGTATCGAAACTCTTTTCAAAGGTTCTGCTGACAAGGTCAAGGGATATGCTAATGAAGCCTACAAGACAACAGGTCTCTCAGCTAATGCCTACATGGAGAACGTGACAGGCTTTTCAGCGAGTCTCTTGCAGTCTTTGGGTGGAGATACAAACAAAGCTGCTGAAACAGCTAACATGGCTATGATTGACATGTCTGATAATGCTAATAAGATGGGGACATCTATGGAGAGCATTCAGATGGCATATCAAGGGTTCGCTAAGCAGAACTACACCATGTTGGACAACCTGAAGCTTGGTTACGGTGGTACAAAGCAGGAAATGGAGCGTCTCTTGAATGACGCTCAGAAGTTGACTGGTGTTAAGTATGACATTAACAACCTGTCAGATGTTTATAATGCTATCCACGCTATTCAAGAAAATTTAGACATCACAGGCACAACTGCTAAAGAGGCTGCTTCTACTTTTAGTGGATCTTTTGAGTCCATGAAAGCAGCTGCTCAAAATGTGCTTGGAAAGTTAGCATTAGGGGAGAACATCTTACCTTCTCTGCATGCTTTACTTGAAACAACATCTACATTTCTCTTTAATAACTTTTTGCCGATGGTTGGTAATATTTTTTCTGGCCTTGGCTTGGTTTTGACAGAAGGAATTAGTAAAATCGCTTCTCAGCTTTTTGGAGATGATTTTGGAAATGCAGTCTATGATCAATTGTCTCGTGTGACAGGGATTTTTGAAACTTTCTTTGATATGATATTTGGATCATTGAACAAGCAAGATAACATTGATGTCTTGACCATGCTAGGTTTTAGCGAGGGTGCTGCTAATCAAATTGTCAACATTGCAGACAATATCCGAGTCACTTTTGAAAACATTGGTTCTGCAATCGGTGATGTGTTGAGTATTGTGGGTGATTTCGTAGGTGATCTTTTAGGAATCAAGGACGGAGAGCAGGGAGTGAACCTGCTCGGTTTTGCATTTGAGACATTAACGGGATTTTTGAGAGAAGCTTCGGGGATCATTAAAGAAATTACGAGTTTTTTCAAAGAAAATCAGTTAGCGGCAGATTTACTCAAGTCTGCTGTAGTAGCTCTAGGGATTGGATTTCCCGTTGCTAAAATTGCTACATTCGTTCAAGGACTAGGTGGTCTACCAGGTATCTTTACAATTGTTCAGACGGCAATTTCAGGATTTGCTACTTCAGCAATGGCTGCTATTTCGTCAATTCCTCTTGTCGGGTGGATTGCAGCAGCAGTTGCTGCATTGGCTTGGTTCTTCACTCAAACAGAAACTGGGAAGGCAATTCTTCAAGATTTCCTGTCTTGGCTCTCTGAGACGTGGTCAGCGATCGCTCCAATTTTAACTGAAGTATGGAATGGTATGGTTGAAGCGGCTACTACTGCATGGAATGCAATGGTTGAATTTGTTTCGCCTATTATCCAATCAGTTGTTGACTTTATCAAATCTGTCTGGGATGGAATTTCCCAGTGGTGGTCTGAAAATCAAGGGTTGATTCAGCAGACATTTGAAACTGTCTGGAATGCTATTCAAATGGTCATTCAGACCGTTATGCCAATTATTCAATCTATTATTGAAACTGCAATGAATATCCTTGCTCCATTTATCGAGGGGACATGGAACAATATTTGCACGGTTGTCACAACTGTCTGGGAATTGATTAAGATTGCTATTCAGACAGCTATGGACGTTATTGGTGGAATCATTACGGCTGTCATGGCTGTTATCAATGGTGATTGGGAAACTGCCTGGAATGCTATCAAGAGCGTTGGGGAATCAATCTGGAATGGATTGTCCTCTGCAGGCCAAGCAATTTTTGAAGGCTTTGCACAGATTCTGTCCAATATATGGAACACAATATCAAGTGTAGCAAGTTCTGCGTGGGAGACTTTAAAAGCTAGCGTACTGAGTATCATTGACGGTCTGGTATCTGGAGCACAGAGTGCATGGGATACTATGTCTAATGCGGTATCTAGTCTTGTAAGTAATGTAACTGGATTCTTCAATCAATTGTGGAATATCGACCTATTCGCAGCTGGTCAAGCAATTTTACAAGGTTTCTTGAATGGTTTGCAGTCTATGTGGTCTTCTGTCACTGACTTTGTTGGAGGGATCGCTAGCTGGATTCGTGACCATAAAGGACCTATCGAATATGACCGTAAGCTTTTGATTCCAGCAGGTAATGCAATTATGGGAAGTTTAGACAATGGATTAAAAAATGGATTTAAATACGTCAAGCAAACGGTCGGAGGCATGGCTGATGAAATTTCAGATGTATTTTCAGGAGACGGTCTTGATCTGAATTCCTCTGCGTCCGTGACAAAAAGTCTTGAGGCACAGTTGGCTATGCCGTCATCTCAATTTGAAGCACATGAAAATAAAACCGTGTCTGAGATAGCGGTTCTGAGAGCAAGTATGGAGAAGATCCTTACTGCTATCCTTGAGAAATCGTCAGATGTCTATCTAGACAATGACATTATCTCACTCAAAACCTACGAACAACACGGTGCTATTTATGCGAGGGGAGGAATTTAATGGATTATATGATCATCAACGGTTTTAATACATCAAGCCTTCCTGGTTGTGTTGTGACAGATTTTGGGAAGGTGGAGGCTGCTAAGCCGAAGGGAGAGAAGGCTGGCCTTTATGGAGTCAATGGCAGTTATCGTGTGTTAGACGGTTCTTTCGACAGTTACGAAAGGACCTTCATTCTTCACGTTAAAAAAATGGTTGAGATTTCAAGTATTCTTGATAAATTTCAATCGAACGATAATGTTTTAGAGTTTAGCTATCAGCTTGGTTCATTGTTTTATGCTAACTTTGTGACTGCTAGTTTTGAACCTTTTGGGAATCATGCTTGGAAGTTAGAGATTAAACTTGACATGCAACCCTTCCGATACCAGAAAAGCGTTGATCCTGTTGTTCTGACTGCATCTGGGACAATCAATAATCTTGGGACGATTTATTCTGAACCGATCATCGAGATTGAAGGGGATGGTGATATTTCCCTTACTATTGGCCGTAAGACTATGTATCTTGCGATTAAGACCAAGGCAACGATTGATTGTAGACAAGGCAAGCAAAACATCTACAACGCTACTGGAGCAGTTCAAAACACTCTCAGAAAGCGTGGAGGGTTCTTAGAAATCCCCACTGGCAAGGTTGGTGTGTCGTTTACTGGAACCGTCCGAAAAATCACTATTCGACCGAATTGGAGGTATAAGATTTGATTTATTTAACAAATGGAAACATGCCTCTGAATGCTGCTTATGCTGATGAAATTGTTCAAGAGGACAATAGCACCTATCAATTGAGCTTCCGATTTCCGACATCTGATCCATTGTGGGAGAAGTTGAAGGAAGAGACATTCTTAACGGCTGATGACCTTCACGGTGAACAGGATTTCGTCATCTTTGAGATCGAGAAGAAGCACGGCTATATTCAAGTCTATGCCAACCAAGTATTCACTCTATTGAATAACTATGTGGTCAATCCTATTTCTTTGGATAGGCAGACTGGTTCGACTGCATTGAGTCGCTTCGCTGGAAGTATCACTCGTGATAATCCGTTCTCGTTCTTCTCTGATATTGAAGATAGACACACCTTCAATATTGGCTCCAAGAACGCTATGGAGGCATTTGCGAAAGATAAGCACTCGATCATTGGTCAATGGGGTGGCGACCTTGTGCGCCATAGTTATCAGGTTCGACTCTTAAAAAATGGCGGTTCAGAAAATGAATCGCTTTTTATGTACAAGAAAAACCTGTCCAGCTATCAACACAAGACCTCAACTAAATCTCTGAAGACTCGAATTACTTTCATTGCGACAGTCAAAGGCGAGGGCGAGAAGGCGCCTGATCGTACATTCACAGTTACGATTGATAGTCCACTCATTAACAAGTACAGTCAAATCTATGAAGATGTGATTGAGGTTAGTGATCAGGATGTGAAGGATGAAGCGAGCCTACGAAAGTATGGTGAGCAGTATTATCGAACCTCGCTCTGCGACATGATGGAAGATAGCCTTGAGATTGAGGTTGTCGGCCAGAGTGACGTGCCTGTTCAGATGTTCGATGTCGTGAGTATCTTCCACGAACGTTACAATCTGGACGTGCGCAAGAAGATTACTAAGTATACTTATTCACCAATGGCCAAGAAGCTGAAATCTATCGGCTTCGGTCAGTTCCAGTCAGGACTTGCAAATGCGATAGGTAACGCAGTGAGTGATGCTGTAAATGGTGAAGTTCAACAACTTCAAGGCAATTTCGAACGGCAGTTAGCAAGAGAGCTCAAGAATGCTGACCTTGCATTTGAGCGTCATAAAGAAGAGTTGGTCAACCAATTCACAGATGATGTGAATGCTATCAAGGCCAAAGCTGAAGAAGCCAAGCAAGAAATGTCTGACACTATTGACCAGCGCTTCAATAGTTTTAACAATGGCCCTCTACAAGAAGCCAAGCGCAAGGCTGAGGAAGCCTTGAAAAACGCTGGCGCAAGCAGTTTGCTAGCCCAGGAAGCTAAGCGGATTGGTCTGGATTCGATTGCCAAACTTGAAGCATTTAAGTCTCAGGCTACGAGCGCTCAAACGGCCTTGTCAGGTGTTTTGGACGCTCTGAAACGGACCATCGCGAATGATATTCGACCGAAGCAAGCACAGGCTGAAGCTGATATTGCAAAACAAGTGAAAGTACTTGGTCAGACAAGGGATGAGTTGCTCGGTATAAAATCAGCGCAAGCGACATATGAAGAGACAACGACTCGCAGACTGTCAGAGCTGACCAACTTGGCCAATGGCAAGGCAAGCAAGTCAGAACTCACGCAGACAGCCGAGGAGCTGGCTAGTAAGATAGCGAGTGTGAGGGTTGGAGGAGTCAACCTGTTTAAAGGCTCGAGAGACTTTAGCGTGTCTTGGGCTAATGCTGTCCATTGGGCAAGAGAGAACGAAAAGTACAAAGGTCTGACAGTCATGAGTAGAACGGGCTCGTGGCTAGGGCTTTCGCAACCTTTTGAAGCAAAGAAAGGTGAAACGTACACTTTCAGCTTTTACATTAAAAGCAGTGCTGAAAGAGAGCAAGTGAATGTGTATTTTGTGCATAATTCAGCGAGTCCACAGGCTAGAGTGTCGCTAAATGTATCTTCGATGGTTATTTCGGACGAATGGCAACGGCTTTCGGCGACTTTTAAAGTCGAAGAATCAGGCTTTATCTTGCCACGTATTGAGCGTTTTAACGCTGACAATCGTGTATATGTAGCCGGACTCAAGCTTGAGCAGGGCACAATTGCGACCGATTACAGTGAAGCTCCTGAAGACATAGAAGGTCAGATTTCAGCAGTTGAATCTATCTTCAAGCAAAGAGCTGATGCTCTTGATGCTGGTGTGAGCCGTCTAACTGAAGGTCTCAGAACCAAAGCGGATATCAGCTCACTCAACGTGACTGCTGAGAATATCAGGCAGTCCGTGAAGCAGCTTGAAACAAGCACGCAGAACCAACTAAATCAGATGTTGAGCCTGGCCGAATTTGAGGTACGTGCTGGTTCGATTCGTCAGGAAATCTTGAATGCAACCAAAGACAAGGCAGATAAGACTCTGGTCACAGCTGAAGCCGGGAAATTGCGAGAAGAATTTTCAAAGTTGCGGGTCGGTGGAACAAACTTGTTGAAAGGCTCAAAAGGACCTTTTCTGCCAGATAGGAAGCCAGCTAATTTTGATAATAATGTTCTCTATGCAGGACAGACATCTGTTCACATGGAGCAGGGGCAGGAATACATCATTTCAGCCAAAACGGACGGTAACTTTACGGCCCATCACGATGGGAATAAAGAGTCTGATAATGTAGTCCTTTGGATTATGGACAAGGATATCAGAAATTATCAAATTGTATCGGACCTTAAGACAGGTACAACAGGAACGAAAATCATTTGGAATAAGCCGACAGGAATTTATCATCTACGCGTCAATACTTACCACAAGAACGCTGCCAAAAGCGTTTGGGACGTGAAGATTGAAAAAGGCACTTTGGCGACTGACTGGAGCCCTGCTCCTGAAGACACTGATGGTCTCATCACAGAGGCCAAGGCTACCTTCGAGCGAACAGCTCAGGGATTGCGAACCGATTTATCAGCTATTCAGTCTTATGTTGATCAAGATGGTCAGCGACAGGAAACGTTGAAGAGCTATGTCAGGAATGAGACCATCACTCGCATCAATATTTATAGACAAGATGTAGCTAGAAATTATATTTTGAGGAGCAGGTATGACGAGGATGCGAATAGTATCAGGCAACAATTTGAAGCTATTACCAACTCACAAAATGGATTGATTGCCACTAAAATAGCGGACTACAAGCATTCAGTAGATGGTCGATTCGCTGAAATCACCTCACTGCTTTCTGGCAAGGCTAGTCAAGTCGACTTCCAACGAGTTCAAGAAACTAGTCGCCTCTATGAGCGTATTCTTGGTAATACAGATAATGGAATTGCTAATAATGTGGCTCGTATGGCTTTGACAAGTCAATTATTCCAGGTTGAAGTGTCAAAGGCGTCAGCAAGTGGACGAAATCTTTTCTTAAATTCACTTTTCAAACGTGATTTAAGAGATAAATACTCAACGTACAAGTTATATGATGATAACACACAGACAAAAGGGCAATTGGCTGTAAGCATTGATTCTGATAATCAGTTCAGAGGTGTGAATACATTGAAGATTGTATCGACGTTTAATGGAAAATTCGATAATCAAAAAATCACTTTCTCACTTGGTGGTAATTCACGAACTGGCCGAGTTGACGAACTAAAAAATAAATCAGTAAGATTTAGTTTTTGGGCAAAATCGACTGTCAATAATACGATTTTACAAGCGCGACCTGGATATAGAGGAAGTCTTCAATCAATTCCAATAAGCACTGATTGGAAGTTCTATGATATTGAATTGGTAAGAAAAGAAAACTCAAATGCTACAAGCGAGTTGATTCTACACATCCTCACTGCTGCAACCGTCTGGATTGCCTTTCCAAAAGTTGAAATCGGAACAGAGTCAACTCCATTTTCGGAAGCCCCAGAAGACACAGATGAAGCTATTCGCTCTGTTCAAAGTCAACTGGCGGGCTCGTGGGCCGTCCAGAACATCAACAGCGCAGGTGATTTGATTTCTGGAATCAATCTTGGTGCTAACGGTCATAATCGATTCGTTGGTAAGTTGACTCACATTACTGGCGAAACCCTTATTGATAGAGCTGTTATCAAGTCTGCTATGGTTGATAAGCTGAAAACGGCCAATTTTGAAGCAGGTTCGGTGACTACGATCGTTTTAGATGCTGAAGCGGTCACAGCTGAAAAACTGAAGGTTGACCAGGCATTCTTCAACAAACTGGTGGCAAACGAAGCTTACTTGAGTCAGCTTTTTGCTAAGCAAGCCTTCATCAACCGTGTGCAGAGTGTTGCGATTGATGCAAGCCAAGTTCGTTCAGGTATTTTAAGCGGTGATAGGATCTATGGTGGAACGATTCGAGGAGTAAGCATTTATGGTGGAACCTTAACAGGACATACCCAAATTCAACTAGGCTCTTATGGCTCATTCGATACTGTGAATGGTGGTCTACAGATTAACGTGCCTCGTACAGTCAATGCCAGAGACGGCTTGGGAGTCCAGTTCATCGGATCATATGGTCGAGGTGAGAACGTGCCTTACGGTCTTTTTATTTACAAAGATACGGACTTTACTACGGATAATTATGCTAGCGATAGCGATGATTTTCTATTAACGGTTGAAGGCTACATCAAGGCAAAAGGAATTGGTTGGTTGAAGACGGTTAAAGGTAATGTAGGTGGCAAGGACACTGCTAGCATAGGCTTCTGGAATTCAGATGTCTCTCTTGATTTTGGGGGCTCTGGAAATGATATTTATTATAGATATGCGGGGAAAGCATACGGATTGTGGTCAATTATCAATCAGCACTTCTCAGACAGACGTCTGAAGGAAAACATCGTTGATTGTAAGCACAAGGCTCTTGATTATATCCATCAATTCCAATTCAAGGAATACGATTGGAAGAATCAAGAGGATAGACCACGACAAGCACACACGAAGATTGGATTGATTGCCCAAGAAGTTCAAGAGGTGGATCCTACGCTTGTTTACGAGAACGGTGACACGTTGAACTTGGACAATCTCAGATTAACTACTATCGCCCTTAAGGCGATTCAGGAACTGTCTCAACGAATTGAGACGTTAGAAAGGAAAATAGCATGAATGCATTAGAAATTATCGCACAAGACGTAGCACGACTAACAGTTGAGAGATCAACCTTCCAGGCATTGTATCTGGAAGAAGTTCAAAAACGTGAAGCACTAGAAACACAACTTGAAGAGTTGAAGAATCAACTAGAACATAAACAACAAGAAGGAACAGTAGGAGAATAAGAAAATGGCAACAGAATACACAGTAAGAAGCAAATATTTGAAATTTGACACAACAGAAGTCGTGATTCATCGTGAATCACCTTATACAATCTTTTCTCGTGAATTGCAGGGTGATCAGACGACTAAATCAGACGAAGAATTGATTGAAGCGGTTAAAAGTATTATTCGCGCAGAGCTAGATCCAGGAGCAGCAATCGTCAAAGCACAGGCGCAGCTTGAACAAGCTGAGCAGCAGATTGCTCAAAACAAGAGCGAGCAGGACAGACTTGCTCAAGTCATCAAGCAGACTGAAGAAAATGCAAAGGTTAACCAGAAGGTCATTCATGTGCTAGTCTTGAACTCTGTCATGAGCAAGAACATTGAGTACGGTACGACCTACAAAGAGTTGATTGAGTTGATTCCACTTGCTGAAGTCGGGAAGACCTACTTACCACATGACCTGATTACCATTGAAGACCCTGAGCACGTAGAGGTCAATGGTGAAGGCAAGCGCATCCTGGTTCAGCTTAATAAGGAATTTACTTATAATGGTGAACCTGTTTCAGATTTTGCGACTAACGGAACTCTGGAACAAAACGGTACGGGTGTTGCTTGGAAATTTGAAGGGAAAGAGTAGAGGTGTATATGCCAGGATATGAACGATTTCTCGTACAGATCTTCATCACCCTTATCCCTGTGATTGGCCTTTATTTTTCGATGAAAGATAAAGCAACCAAACAAGAGAATCGTCTTACAATTTTAGAGAAAGATATCGAAAATCTGAACGAATTCAAGACATCAGCCAACAAACGGCTCGATAACCATGATGAACAGA